TTGACAAACGCAGACAACACGAACGTGGCATCGTCCACGGCTACGCCATCGACTTTGACGCCGCCCGAGTTGAAATCCGGTGCCGCCTGGATCGTCTCGGAAGGGCGCGATGCGCAGGACGAATTGCTCGCTGCCCTGAGCGAGGGTGAGTTGCTGGCGCTGCCCTATATTTTCGAGTTCTGGGCGATGGAGCATCAATTGCCGCCCGAGGGGGACTGGCGCACATGGGTGATCCTGGGCGGGCGCGGCGCGGGCAAGACGCGCGCAGGCGCGGAATGGGTGCGCGCCCGCGTCGAGGGGGCGCTGCCGCTCGATCCGGGCGCGTGCAGGCGGCTGGCGCTGGTGGGCGAGACGGTCGATCAGGTGCGCGAGGTGATGGTGTTCGGCGAAAGCGGCATCATGGCGTGCAGCCCGCCCGACCGGCGGCCCGAATGGCAGGCGACGCGCAGGCGGCTCGTGTGGCCCAACGGGGCGGTGGCGCAGGTGTTTTCCGCGCATGAGCCCGAGGGGCTGCGCGGGCCGCAATTCGACGGGGCCTGGGTGGATGAGCTGGCCAAGTGGAAGAAGGCGCGCGACACCTGGGACATGCTGCAATTCGGGCTTCGGCTGGGCGAGGCACCGCAGGTCTGCGTGACCACGACGCCGCGCAACGTGGGCGTGCTCAAGGATATCCTTGCCAGTGCCAGCACGGTGGTGACAAGCGCGCCGACCGAGGCCAATGCCGCCAATCTCGCGCAGGGGTTCCTTGAGGAGGTGCGCGCGCGCTACGCGGGCACCCGGCTGGGGCGGCAGGAGCTTGACGGCGTGCTGGTCGATGCCGCCGAGGATGCGCTCTGGACGCCCGCGATGATCGAGGCGGGCCGGGTGGAGGCCGCCCCCGATCTCGACCGGATCGTGGTGGCGGTCGATCCGCCGGTCACGGGCCATGCCGGATCGGATGAATGCGGGATCGTGGTGGTGGGGGCGGTGACGCGCGGCCCGGTGCAGGACTGGCGGGCCTATGTGCTCGAAGATGCCAGCATCGGCGCGGCAAGCCCTGCCAGCTGGGCGCGCGCGGCGATTCGCGCGATGGAGCGCTGGGGGGCCGAGCGGCTGGTGGCCGAGGTCAACCAGGGCGGCGACCTGGTGGAGCAGGTGATCCGGCAGGTCGATCCGCTGGTGCCGTTCCGCAAGGTCCACGCGAGCCGGGGCAAGGCCGCGCGCGCCGAGCCGGTGGCCGCGCTCTACGAGCAGGGGCGGGTGCATCACCTGCGCGGGCTGGCCCGGCTCGAGGACCAGATGTGCGCCATGACCAGCCGTGGCTTTGAGGGCAAGGGCAGCCCCGACCGGGTGGATGCGCTGGTCTGGGCGCTGACCGATCTGATCGTGGAGCCGGGGGCCAAGTGGCGCGCGCCGCGCGTGCGCGCGGTGTGAGGGGGAGGGGGGTAACGGGCCTGTTGCTGCCATTTTATATGATGTGATGAGCCGCGCGAGGGCCCGACCGCCGGGTGGGCGCTGAAACGGCTCCGCGTGGCACTTTATGCCTGCAAAATACTTGAACGGTTATAATGAGTTAGACATTATAAAAGCGCCCGCCCGAGGGGACGGTCGGGCGCTCGCGCGGCGGCGCGCCAAGGCGCGCCTCGATTCCGCGCGGGCAAGCATTGAACGCCCCCCTTCAGGCCCATTCCGACATCGCGTATCGCCGGGCCGCGCCTGCCTGCCTCGATCGCGCGGCTCCTTTTCAGGCGGAGGCAAGGGGCGCGCTCTGCGGTTAACATTCGTTAAACCTTTCGCGGTCTGTTGCCCGTCGAGCGCCGAGGTGAAGGAGCGAGCGATGATACTGGATTTCTTTCGGCAAGGAGGGGCTGACGTGGCCGAGATGCCCGAGCAGAAGGCGAGTGCGGCGGGCCGCGTCATCGCCTGGGGTGGCACGGGGCGTGGCGTGGCGTGGAGCCCGCGCGACACGGTGAGCCTGACGCGCAGCGGATTTGCCGGCAACCCGGTGGGGTTTCGCGCGGTCAAGATGATCGCCGAGGCGGCGGCGGCCTTGCCCTTGGTGTTGCAGGATGCCGACCGCCGCTATGCGGTGCATCCGGTGCTTGATCTGGTGGGTGCGCCGAACCCGGCGCAGGGCCGGGCGGAATTGTTCGAGGCGCTTTATGGCCAGCTTTTGCTGTCGGGCAATTCCTATATCGAGGCGGTGGGCGCGGGCGCGGGCCTGCCGCTGGAGGTGCATGTGCTGCGCTCGGACCGGATGAGCGTGGTGCCGGGGGCCGATGGCTGGCCGGTGGCCTATGAATATAGCGTCAGTGGGTGCAAGCACCGGTTCACGCTTGGCGAGGGCGCGCCCTGCATCTGCCATATCAAGAGCTTTCACCCCCAGGACGATCATTACGGCCTGTCGCCCATGCAGCCCGCCGCGCAGGCGGTGGATGTGCACAACGCGGCAAGCCGCTGGTCGAAGGCGCTTCTGGATAATGCCGCGCGGCCCTCGGGGGCGATCATCTACAAGGGGGCCGAGGGGCAGGGGGTGCTGAGCAGCGATCAGTATGACCGGCTGGTGAGCGAGATGGAGGCGCATCATCAGGGCGCACGCAACGCGGGCCGTCCTATGCTGCTGGAGGGTGGGCTGGACTGGAAGCCGATGGGGTTCTCGCCCTCGGACATGGAATTTCAGCAGACCAAGGAATCAGCGGCGCGCGAGATCGCGCTGGCATTCGGCGTGCCGCCGATGCTGCTCGGCATTCCGGGCGACGCGACATTCGCCAATTACCAGGAGGCCAACCGCGCGTTTTACCGGCTGACGGTGTTGCCGCTGGTGGCGCGGGTGAGCGCCAAGGTGGCGGCGTGGTTGCGCGAATTTACCGGCGAGGCGCTGGAGCTGTCGCCCGATCTCGACAAGGTGCCCGCGCTGGCGGCGGAACGCGATGCGCAATGGGCGCGGGTGGCGGGGGCGGATTTCCTGACACCGACGGAAAAGCGGGCGCTGCTGGGCCTGCCGCCGCTGGCGGGTGATGCGGGTGAGTGAGGGCGCGCCGCCGCCGCGCTACGGGTTTGAGGCCTTCGATTGTGCGCCCGCGCTGCGGCTTGAGGCGCATGAGCGGGTGTCGGAGCTACAGCAGCGCGCCTTGCAGGAGCGGCTTGAGCGGATCGAGGCGGCGGTGGAGCGGCTGGAGCGGCGGCTGTGGCTCGCGGTTTACGGCGTGGTGGCGGCGGTGCTGGTGCAGGCGTTTCAGCCGATATTGGCGGCACTGCCGGGATGAAAGGAAAGGGCGAGGCGATGGAGACGGGATTGGAGCGGAAATTCGCGCAGGGCGGGGCGGATGGCCTGTGCGTCACGCAAGAGGGCGGGATCGAGGGCTATGCCAGCCTCTTTGACGCGCCCGATCAGGGCGGCGATGTGGTGGCGCGGGGGGCCTATGGGGCCTGCCTCAAGCGGATGGAGGCCGAGGGGCGGCGGGTGCGGATGCTGTGGCAGCATGACCCGCGCGAGCCCATCGGCATCTGGGACGAGCTGCGCGAGGATGCGCGGGGGCTGTGGGTCAAGGGGCGGCTGCTGGAGGGGGTGGCGCGGGCGCGCGAGGCGGCGGCGCTGCTGGCGGCAGGCGCGATCGACGGGCTGAGCATCGGCTATCGCACCGTGCGCGCCAGCCGGAACGAGAAGGGCCAGAGGCTCTTGCAGGAACTGGAGCTTTGGGAGGTGTCGCTGGTGACCTTCCCGATGCTGCCCAGTGCGCGGGTGGCGGCGAAGGGCGAAAGCCCCGGCGACGACACCCTGCGCGAGATGGCCGCCGTGCTGCGCGCGGCGCGCCGGGAGATGGCGCAGGGGTAGCGCCGACCCGCAACCGAGAGGAGTTGACGATGACGACCGAGACAAAGGCTCGGACCGGGGAAGACGTGTCTCCGGCAGCCGAGATGGGGGAGGCCGTGCGCGGTTTCCTGGACGAATTCAAGGGCTTTCGGGCCGAGATCACGACGCGGTTTCAACAGCAGGAAGACAAGATGACCATGATCGAACGCAAGAGCCTGACGCAGGCGCGCCCGCAGCTTGCCGGCACCCACGAGATGCACGCCCCCCACCGCAAGGCGTTTGACGCCTATTTGCGCTCGGGCGACGATGACGGGCTGCGCGGGCTGGATCTTGAGGGCAAGGCGCTCAACACCTCGGTGGCCGCCGAGGGCGGCTATCTGGTCGATCCGCAGACCTCGGAGACGATCCGCTCGGTGCTCAATTCCACCGCGTCGATCCGTGCCATCGCCAATGTGGTGGCGGTCGAGGCGACATCGTTCGACGTGCTGGTGGATCACAGCGATCTGGGCCATGGCTGGGCGACGGAGACCACCGGCGTGGCCGAGACCGACACGCCGCAGATCGACCGTATCGCGATCCCGCTGCACGAGTTGAGCGCGCTGCCCAAAGCAAGCCAGCGGCTGCTCGATGACAGCGCATTCGACGTGGAGGGATGGCTCGCCTCGCGCATCGCCGACCGGTTTTCGCGCGCCGAGGCGGCGGCCTTTGTCAATGGCGACGGGGTGGACAAGCCGCGCGGCTTCCTCAGCCGCCCGGCGGTGGATAACGCGGTCTGGACCTGGGGCAACCTGGGCTATGTGCCCACCGGTGCCGATGGCGACCTGAACGGCCCTGACCCGATCGTTGACCTGGTCTATGCGCTGGGCGCGGAATACCGCGCGGGGGCGACATTCGTGATGAATTCACGCACCGCGGGCGTGGTGCGCAAGCTCAAGGATGTCGATGGCCGGTTCCTGTGGTCCGACGGTCTTGCCGCAGGCGAGCCCGCGCGGCTGATGGGCTATCCGGTGCTGATTGCCGAGGACATGCCCGAGATCGCCACCGGCGCGGATGCCATTGCCTTTGGCGATTTCCGCGCGGGCTACACCGTGGCCGAGCGCCCGGACCTGCGCATCCTGCGCGATCCGTTCAGCGCCAAGCCGCATGTGCTGTTCTACGCCACCAAGCGTGTGGGCGGCGATGTCAGCGATTTCAAGGCGATCAAGCTCATGCGGTTCGCCGTCGCCTGAGGCGTGCGGTGAAGGCGGGCGGGGACAACGCGCCCCCGCCCCGAAGGCGCGTGCCGCGTGATGCGGTGTTGTGCAGCTTCCCCTCCGTCCGGGCAATGCCGGGCGGCACGCGCCGCCAATGCGGGAGGGGCCGGGATGATGGAGATGGTCCATGTTGCTGATGGAAGAGACCGCGGTGCCAAGCGCCGCATTGCCGCTGGCGGAGTTCAAGGCGCATCTGCGGCTGGGCACCGGATTCGCGGATGACGATATTCAGGACCCCGTTTTGGAAGGGTTTTTGCGCGCGGCGCTGGCCGCGATCGAGGGGCGCACCGGCAAGGTGCTGATCGAGCGGGATTTTTCCTGGGTGCTGCACGATTGGCAGGAGGCCACGGGCCAGCCCCTGCCGGTGGCGCCGGTGGCCGCGATCCTGAGCCTCACGCTGCGCGACCGCGCCGACGAGGAAGAGCTGATCGACCCCGCGCTTTACCGGCTGGAGCGCGACGCGCATCGCCCGGTGCTGCGACCTGCGGGGCATATGCTGCCGATGGTGCCCACCGGAGGCGTGGCCGAGATCGTGTTTCGCGCGGGTTATGGCGCGGGCTGGGGCGATCTGCCCGCCGATCTGGGGCAGGCGGTGCTTCTGTTGGCGGCGCATTACTACGAGCACCGGTTCGAGACCGCGCTGGGCGAGGGGTGCATGCCCTTTGGCGTGGCGAGCCTGATCGAGCGCTACCGCAAGGTGCGCATCCTTGGCGGGGGGGCGCGGTGATGGCGCGGCCCCGGCTCAACCGGGCGCTGGTGCTCGAGGTGCCGCAGCGCGCGCCCGATGGCGCGGGCGGGTTCACGCAAGCCTGGGCGGTGCGCGGCACGCTCTGGGCCGAGTTGGTGGCGCGCTCGGGCCGCGAGGCGGCGGGCGAGGCGCTGCGGCTGGCGCGGGCGGGCTATCGCATCACCGTGCGCGCCGCGCCACAGGGCGCGCCGTCGCGGCCCGAGCCGGGCCAGCGGCTGCGCGATGGCGCGCGGCTCTTTCATATCCTCGCGGTCACCGAGAGCGGCGCGGGGGCGGGGTATCTCACGCTCTGGGCCGAGGAGGAGGTGGTGGCATGAGCTATGGCATGGCGGCGGCGCTCCAGGCCGCGATCTGGCAGCATCTGTCCAGTGATCCGGGCCTTGCCGCGCTGGTGGGCGGCGCGATCTATGACGCCGCCCCGCAAGGCGCGGAGCCGGATATCTACGTGGCGCTGGGCCCCGAGGACGCGCGCGAGCGCGGCGACGCGACGGCCCCCGGTGCCGAGCATCGCGTGAGCGTCACGGTGGTGAGCGCGGGCGCGGGATTCCTTGCCGCCAAGCAGGCGGCGGGGGCGGTGAGCGACGCGCTGGAGGGCGCGACGCTGGTGCTCGACCGGGGGCGGCTGGTGTCGCTCAACTTTCTGCGCGCGCGGGCGCGGCGCAGCGGCGACGGACAGCGGCGGCGGATCGACCTGACCTTTCGGGCGCGCGTGGATGACGGCGTCTGATCCTTGGAGATTTCGCATGTTCGAGGAGCTTAAAACCGGTTCCCACTTTTAAGCAACATGCTTTAGCAAAACGGAGACAAGACATGGCAGTTCAGAATGGCAAGGACCTTCTCATCAAGGTCGATCTCAGCGGCAGCGGCAATTTCCAGACGGTGGCCGGGCTGCGCGCCACGCGGGTGAGCTTCAACGCCGAGAGCGTGGATGTCACCAGCCTCGACTCGGCGGGGGGCTGGCGCGAGTTGCTGGCGGGCGCGGGCGTCAAATCGGCCAGCATCAGCGGTTCGGGGATTTTCCGCGATGCCGCCAGCGATGCGCGGATGCGGCAGATTTTCTTTGACGGGGAAATGCCGGAATTCCAGGTGATCATCCCCGATTTCGGCACCATCGAGGGGCCGTTTCAGGTGACCGGGATCGAATATGGCGGCACCCATGACGGCGAGGCGACCTATGAGATGTCGCTGGCCTCGGCGGGGCGGCTCGACTTCGTGGCGCTGTGAGCGGGGCCGTGGCCAACCCCTGGGCGGGCGAGGTGGCGCTGGTGGTCGCGGGCGAGGGCCGGGTGATGCGGCTCACCCTCGGGGCGCTCGCGGAGATGGAGGCCGCGCTGGGGACCGATAGCCTCGTCGATCTGGTGGCGCGGTTCGAGGAGGGGCGGTTTTCCTCGCGCGATGTGCTGGCGGTGATCGTGGCGGGCCTGCGCGGGGGGGGCTGGCAAGGCACGGCGGCGGATCTGCTTTGCGCCGAGATCGAGGGCGGGCCGCTGGCGGCGGCGCGGGCGGCGGCGCAGCTTCTGGCGCGGGCCTTTGCCCTGCCCGAGGCGGAGGGGTGAGCGGCGCGCGCTTTGATTGGCCCGCGCTGATGCGCGCGGGCGTGCAGGGCTTGGGCCTGCGCCCGGCGGAATTCTGGGCGCTGACGCCTGCGGAATTGCGGCTGATGCTGGGCGAGGGCCATGGGCCGCGCCCGATGGCGCGCGACGGGCTGGAGGCGCTTCTGGCGGCCTTTCCCGATGAGCAAGAGGAGATGAGCGATGGATGAGCTGGACCGCGCCGACGATCTGGAGGTGCAGATCACGGCGCTTGACGATGCGATGGGGCAGGCGGGCGCGATGGCCGCCGCCTTTGCCGGGGAATTGCAGAGCGTGCGCGGCGGGTTCGCTGCCGCCGGGCAGGATGTGCAGAGCCTTGAGCGGGGCTTGAGCCGGGGCTTGAGCGGCGCGCTGCGCGGTGCGGTGGTGCAGGGCGACAGCCTGAGCGACAGCCTGCGGCGGCTCGCCACGACGCTGGTCAACACCGCGTTCAACGACGCGGTGCGCCCGGTGAGCGATCAGGTGGGCGGGCTTCTGGCGCAGGGGGTGGGGGCGCTCTTTGGCGGTGCCTTCGAGACGGGGGGCAGCTTCGCGCAAGGCCGGGTGATGCCCTTTGCCAATGGCGGCGTGGTGAGCGGGCCGGTTTCCTTCCCGATGCGGGGCGGGCGCAGGGGGCTGATGGGCGAGGCGGGGCCGGAGGCGATCCTGCCGCTGTCGCGCGGCAGCGACGGGCGGCTCGGGGTGCGCGCGCAGGGGGGCGGTGCGGTCAGCGTGGTGATGAATGTCACCACCCCCGATGTGGAGGGGTTTCGCCGCAGCCAGGGGCAGATCGCGGCGCAGCTTGGCCGCGTGATCGGGCGCGGCGCGCGCAATCGGTAAGGGGGTAAGGCCATGAGTTTTCACGAGATACGATTCCCCGCGAGCCTCAGCTTTGGCTCGATCGGCGGGCCGGAGCGGCTGACCGAGATCGTCACGCTGGCGAGCGGTTTCGAGGAGCGCAACAGCCCCTGGGCGCAGGCGCGACGGCGCTATGACGCGGGCGTGGCGCTGCGCAGCCTTGACGATATCGAGGCGCTGATCGCGTTTTTCGAGGCGCGGCAGGGGCAGCTTTACGGTTTTCGCTGGAAGGATTGGAGCGATTTCAAATCCTCCCGCGCCGGGGCCGCGCCCGCCTTTGACGACCAGGAGATCGGGGTGGGCGACGATGCCGCGACGGCGTTCCAGTTGCGCAAGAGCTATCGCTCGGGCGCGCAGGAGGCCCGGCGCCCCATCGTCAAGCCGGTCAAGGGCAGCGTGCGCATGGGGCTGGGCGGCGTCGAGATGCGCGAGGGGGTGCATTACGGGGTGGATGAGACCACCGGGATCGTGACCTTTGCCGAGCCGCCCAACCGGGGCGTGCCGGTGACCGCAGGCTATGAATTCGACGTGCCGGTGCGGTTCGACACCGACCGCATCGCGGTGAGCCTTGCCTCGTTTCAGGCGGGCGAGGTGCCCAATGTGCCGGTGGTGGAGATCCGGGTATGACCGGGGCCGAGGCGCTGGCCGCGCATCTGGGGCAGGGGGTGAGCACCACCTGCCGGGCCTGGGCACTGACCCGGCGCGACGGGGGGGTGATGGGCTTTACCGATCACGACCGGGCGTTCAGCTTTGACGGCATCGCGTTTCGCCCCGGCACGGGGATGAGCGCGCGCGCGGTGGCGGCGGGCACCGGGCTTTCGGTGAACAATACCGAGGCGTTGGGCGCGCTGTCGGACGGAGCCATCACCGAGGCCGAGATCGAGGCCGGACGCTATGACGGTGCGGCCGTGCGGGCGTGGATCGTCAACTGGCGCGACGTGGCGCAGCGGGTGGTGGTCTTTGCCGGGACCATCGGTGATATCCGCCGCGCGGGCGGCGCGTTCGAGGCGGAGTTGCGCGGGCTGACGGATGCGCTCAACGTGCCGCTGGGGCGGGTCTATCAGACATCGTGCAGCGCCATTCTTGGCGATCGCGACTGCACCTTTGACCTCAATACGCCTGGGTATGTTTCCGAGTGCGCGGCGGAAGATGTGGTGGATAACCGCGTGTTTCGCTTTGCCGATATGGGCGGCTTTGCCGAGGATTGGTTCCGGCATGGCGTTATCCGGGTGACAAGCGGCGCGGCGCAGGGCCTTGCGGGGATGATAAAACGCGACCGTATGGAAGGGTCGGGCCGGGTGATCGAGCTATGGCATCCGCTGGGGGCAGTTGTGGTGCCGGGCGACGGGCTGCGGATCGAGGCGGGGTGCGACAAGCGCCGGATGACGTGCCAATTCAAGTTCGACAACCTGCTGAATTTTCAAGGCTTCCCGGATATTCCCGGCGATGACTGGGTGATTACCGATCCGACCAAATCGCCGCGTCTTGACGGCGGGAGCCGCAGGCGATGA